AAACGAAGTTTGTGTTATGATTTTATGGAAGAAGACTTTGGTGCTGCGTTGTCTGCTCCTGCATTGATGACTCGCAAGACATTTGCTGATGGAACGTTTATTAGTCCTATGCTGAATGGCTTGCGCGACATGAATGTTGTTTGTCACATGGTTAATATTAAAGATTTTAAAATTGTGTCTAGACATGTAATAGATACTATTATGAGTTGGCAGTCTGATTGGATGATTGGAGAGCGTCGTTTACTTTCAATTTATGAAGCTATTAACGGCGTGCCAGGTCTTAAATGCTTGGATGTTACTACATCTGCGGGATTTCCGTTTTGCAAAATGGCGAGTTCATCGAATAAGTTACCTTGGTTGAAAGTTGAAATAGAGCCGGTTACTGGTAGAAAGTTATTTTATCCTGGTGAGGAAATTATTAAGTTGGTTGATATGAGGGTTAAATCTACAGAGTTAGGTGTTATCGTGCCAACATATCTCGTTGATACTTTAAAGGATGAAACTCGTCCGTTAGAGAAAGTTGCTATTGGCAAAACACGAATATTTCAAGTAGGTCCGTTGGACCTTACTGTTGCTGTAAGGCAATATTTTGGTTTTTTTATGGCTCATTGTCAAAATACTGCAATCGTCGGTGAGATGGCAATTGGAATTAATGCTGATTCATCTGAATGGACTTTTTTAGCCAAAAGGATGTTAGAGAATTCAAATTGTAAATTTCTTGCGGGAGACTATAAAAATTTTGATTTTAAAATTATTTTGCAGATTGGTATGATTGTCGCTAAGGCGGCAAATGTATTTTATGATGATTGTTCTGTGAATAGAAGAGTTCGGAAAGTATTGATTAAGACAATATTTTCTGCAGATCATTTGGTTGATACACTTTGTTATAGTGTTAAACAGTCTAATTCTTCAGGTAACCCTTTGACTAGTATTATTAATTGTGTTGCTGGTATGTTTTATGTTCGCTATGTATATGTGCGCACGGTGGAACGAGATCTTTATCGTTTTCATAATTTTGTGCGAATGGCTGTTTATGGAGACGACAATATTATTGCTGTTAGCGGTTTAGCTGTTGACAAATTAACAATGAAGTCGATGGAACGGGTTTTAGCTGAACTTGGAGTGGTTTATACTTCTGCTTCGAAAGGAGCTATAAGCGAAGACTATGTTACATTTGAACAATTAACTTTTCTTAAGAGAAGTTTTGTATATGATGTGGAGATCAGTGAGTATTTGTCTCCTCTGGAAATGAATGCAATAGAGAATATTGCTCGTTGGTCTGAAGGAGATCCGTTTGTAGCTTCTGATCAGTTAGGGCGTTTTAATAATGCTTTGCTTTTCATGTCTGCGTATGGAGAAGATAAATTTAAGAAAATGAGGAAGTACTTTGTAAAATATTGTCATCTTTTGTCGTC